GGGGAAAAGACCTAGAAGGTAAAAACCCATTTCGTTTTTTGAGCCACATTGACACATGAAACTAACCACAACCAAAATCACCGAGCTTTCGCTCGACCCAAGCAACGTCCGCAAACATTCGCGCCGAAACCTCGACGCGATCAAGGCCAGCCTGCGCAAGTTCGGGCAGCAAAAACCAATCGTCGTGGACGCGAAAGGGATCGTCCTCGCCGGCAACGGAACGCTCACCGCGGCGCAGGAACTAGGCTGGACAGAAATCCAGATCGTGCGCACCGAGCTAGAAGGAGTGGAGGCAATCATGTTCGCCATCGCGGACAACCGCACGGCGGAGCTGGCGGAGTGGGAAGAGGACAAGCTCAACGCGGTGCTCAAGTCTTTGCAGGACGAAGGCGTTGACTTGGTCGATGTCGGTTACTCGCCAGAGGATGTGAAAATCGAAGCCGAAAAAGAAGCGCCGCAAGAGTTTGCCGAGGTCGATGAAAACATCGAGACCGAACACAACTGCCCTAAATGCGGCTACAAGTGGAGCGGCGGACAGTGAGCAAACCAGCGTATCGAGTTCCGCTGATGTCTGAAATCGCGGACCTCCCCTGGAATGGCTTCAACGCTATCTCGACCTTTTCCGGCTGCGGTGGATCTTCGCTCGGCTACAAGATGGCGGGCTTTCGCGTTTTGTGGGCTTCCGAGTTTATTCCTGCCGCGCAGCAAACCTACCGAGCAAATCACCCAAAGACGATTCTCGACACGCGGGACATCCGGCAGGTTAAGCCGGAGGACATTCTTTCTGCTATCGGCATGAAACCCGGCGAGCTTGATCTGTTCGACGGCTCGCCTCCGTGCGCGTCGTTCTCAACCGCAGGCTCTCGGGAAGCAGGCTGGGGGAAGGTGAAAAAATACAGCGACGGCGCGCAGCGCACAGATGATTTGTTTTACGAGTTCATTCGGCTTGTGCGCGGCATTCAGCCAAAGGTCTTTGTCGCGGAGAACGTCAGCGGGCTTGTCAAGGGAACCGCAAAAGGCTATTTCCTCGAAATCTTAGCGGCGATGAAAGCGAGCGGCTACCGCGTAACGTGCCGAGTGCTCGACGCGCAATGGCTCGGTGTCCCACAGCAAAGACAGCGGACGATCTTTGTCGGCGTGCGCGAGGACTTGAATCGCGAGCCGATCCACCCATCGCCTTTATCTTATCGCTACACCGTCCGCGATGCACTGCCTTGGATAAAATCTGTAAAACATGGTGGTGCTCCGAATAACTGGAAGCCGAGCGACACACCATGCCCAACTATTGTCGGCAGCGGCGCAACAATTTCACCGACGGCATATTTAAGCGGTGGGACTTACGTCGAAGCAGAATCCGAACCAGAAATGATTATAGGCAATGATGCATTTAAGCCTAAATGGGGGAAAATCAGTTCAGGTCCATGTCCAACAATATTGGCTTCAGGAGCACACGGCGGGTCGGGTGAAATTAGAACAGCAACAGAAAAGCGAAGGTTTATCATCGCCGAACTTAAACGCATCTGCGCTTTCCCTGATGACTTTATTTTGCTCGGCACCAATGCCCAGCAATGGGAGCGGCTAGGGCGCGCGGTTCCTCCGGTAATGATGAGTCACGTCGCCGCGACGGTTAGGGATCAAATCCTGCGAAAAATATGACCATGCAAATTCCAAGGGATTGGACTTTTAAAAGTGTTGAGATTGCGGACTCTTTCGACGCTCACGTCCGCGAGCAGCTGCCGTGGTATGATCTAACAACGGCTATCGTCAGCCACGTCGCTCGGCATTACATCACGCAAGGCGGAAACGTCTATGACATCGGCGCATCAACAGGAAACATAGGCCGTGCAATTTCTGACGTCCTCGTTTCTCGCAACGCAACGCTCACTGCAATCGAGTCATCGAAAGAAATGTGCGAGAAATACATCGGACCGGGAACAGTCGTTCACGCAGACGCGACCGAATTTAACTACAAGGGCTTTGACCTATGCGTCTGCTTTTTGGTGTTGATGTTTCTGCCGCCTTGGAAGCGCGCTGAACTTATTCGCCGTCTGAGGCGCGTCGTTAACTCTGGAGGCGCTATTTTGATCTTCGACAAATGCCAATCGGTTGGCGGCTATTCATCAACGATTATGCAGCGACTAACTCTCGCCGGTAAGATAAGCGCCGGAGCGTCTCCGGCCGACGTGATCGCAAAGGAGCTTTCGCTTGCGGGAGCGCAGAGACCTCTTGCGCCATGTGAGATTCCGCTAGCAGCAATCGAGGTTTTCCGCTTCGGCGAGTTTGCCGGTTGGTTGATCGAGGGAGCATATCCTGACAACACGCTGGCATGAGCGAATCTGAAAAATCACCGAGCGAAATCCTCGCCCGCCGCAACGTTCAAAACATCGCGGTAAAGCTCAAGGCCGGCAAAACGCTGACGACCTCGGAGCGCAAGGCGCTGAACGAGTTCCAATCTGAGCAGACCGGCGGATGGGTCAAAGACTTGAGCGCGCTGGCGAAGGAGCTGGGGATGTCTCGGCAGGGCATTTACGACGTTCGCAACCGCTTCCCAGACGCGCCGAAGAAACACGAGGACGGCAAGCGCGAGAACCTGACGGCGTGGCAAGCGTTTTGCGCCGAGCACCTGATCGGCAAGGACACGGCGACCAAGAACCTCGCCGACCTTAAAGCCGAGCTGATGCGCGAGCAGATCCGTCTTGCCCGGTCGAAGAACGAGCGCGAGGCCGGCGACGTGATTGACCGGGAGGTGGTCGAGGCGATGCTGGTCACGCTCGGTCAAAAGCTGGACCTACTGCTCCGGCTCAAGCTCACGATCGAACTCGGACCTCGCGGCGTCGGGATGAACGCCGCGGAGCTGAACGTGGAAGGCGCCGCGATCTTGTCAGAAATCCGCGAGGTCGTGAACGCAAACATCGCGACCTTCGAGGCCGAGGCGCTGGACCGGTCGAGAGAGTGACCCATGATCCGCGTCCAAGTCATCTGCTTTTTCTACAACGAGGAAACTCTCTCGCGCCTATTCGTGCAGCATTACGGATGGGCCGACGAGATCCTCGCCGTCGTCTCGCGGTCAACGGACCGCACGCGGGAAGTGCTCGAAGCGGCGGACAACGTCCGCGTGCTAGACTTCGAATTTCCAGCGGGCATGGACGACCGCATCAAGGCCGACAAGGTCAACGCTTTGCTCGCCGAACCAACGTCGTTCGACTGGAAGATCGTCGTGGACGCCGACGAATTTATCTGGCCGTCAAATAACCTACTGCCACACGACTACCTTGCGAGCGTTCCGAGTCACGTCACGGCGGTCGAAGCTCGGATGCGAAACGTCTTTCGCCATCACTCCGAGACCGACCTTGATCTTGATCGTCAGCCGGTGCCGCAGCGCACGCACGGCGATCCAGACTACCGCTCGCTCGAAAATCGCGGCTACCAGAAGCCGATCGTGATTCGATCCGGTCACGGTATTCGACTTGACCTCGGCAATCATCGGCAGAGCGGCGGGACGTTTGATCATTCCTTTTGGTTCGCCGGCACGCATTGGCAAAACGCGGACCCGTCGTTTGCGATCATTCGGCGGACGCGAGACCGTCGCGACCGGCAAAGCGCGGAGAACCTCGCCGGAGGATACGGCTTGCAGAATCACCAAATCAGCGAGGACGACGTGCTCCGCCTCTGCGAGGCTCGGAGGGATTGTCCGAAGATTATTCACACGTGACCGCCTCCGACGCTCTCCTCACCAAACTGCGCCTGCCGCAGCCCGACCGCTCGCCGATCTACGAGTGGGCGCGCCGGCACATCGTGTTACCGGAATCCTACGCGACGCCGGGGCCGTTCAACGTCAAGATTTCGCCGTGGCTCATTCCGATCTTCGATGCGCTCCAAAATCCGCTGGTCCGCCGCGTGCACTTTCGGAAAGCGGTGCAGATCGGCGGCACCCTCGTCGCTGACATCTGGGTGCCGTGGCTGATTTGCAACGACGCTGGGCCGATTTCTTGGACGATGCAGACCGACGAGATGATCGACCGGCACGCGAAGTCTCGGCTCAACCCGATTTTCGAGAGCTGCAAGCCGGTGGCGGCGATGCTTCCGCGAGTCGGGCCGCACCGGACGACCACGGAAATTTACTTCGGCGGCTTCTTCTTTCTGCTCAACCCGGCCAACCTTTCGAGCCAGCAATCGCAGTCCATCCGCTACAAGATCAACGACGAGATTTGGCTGCCGAAGTGGCAGGAGGTTTACGGCCACGCCGTCGCCCGCGTCTCGCGCTTCGAGGAAGTGGGCAGGTCGAAGATTTACAACACGAGCCAAGCGCCGATCATGGACCTCGAAACCGGCAACGTCGAGGACACGAGCTTCCGCCAGGGCACCCAGCAGGAGTGGAGCACCGAGTGTGCGGCGTGCCACAAAGTTCACCCCATCGCGTTCGCGTTGGACAAGAACGAAGAAACCGGACTGAGGGGCGGCGTGGTCTGGGATGCCGCGGCGAGGCGCGATGACGAGACGTGGGACGTGGCGCGAGCCGTCGAGTCGTGCCGTTTCCGTTGTCCACATTGCGGCCACGAGTCGCCGGACACCGACACGACGCGAAGCGGCTGGAAGCGGGCCGGGCGGTTCGTTCCGCTGAACCCGGCGGCGCCGGCCGAGATTCAGAGCTTCCGTGTCGAGTCGCTCGTCAGCCGGCCGATGCGGCTACTCGTCGAAGAATTCTGCGAGGCCGACAACCACCACGTGCGCCAAGGTGACGACAAAATGAAGATCGAGTTTAAGACCAAGCGCGAGGCGCGGCCGTGGATTGTCGAGAAGAAAGTCGTCAACCTCTTCGTGCAGGCGAGCGACTACACCGTCGCCCAGTTCAGCAACGGCGAGGCAATCGACGGCGAGGTGATTCGCTTCATGGCCGTGGACCGGCAGCAGGACCATTGGTGGGTCGAGATCGGCGCTTTCAGCTCGGCGACCGGACCGACCTACCGGCAGCTCTATTTCGGGCGCGTCGAGACGCGGGACCAACTGCGGCAGTTGCAGCACCGTTACAAGGTGCAGGATTCATGCGTTGCCCAAGATCGCGGCTACCGACCCGCCGACGTTGATCGGGATTGCGCGGACTTCGGCTGGCGCGGGATGCGCGGATACGCTCGAAAGACGTGGACGATGAGGGACGAGGCGACCGACAAGCTCATTAACTTCCCGTTCAGCGAACCGCGAGTGAGCGACTACCGGGGCGGCGACGTGTTCTACTACGACTGGAGCGGCGACTATTTCAAGGACCTGCTCGCGAACGCGCTGGAAGCCAAGGGCGATTTGAAATGGCTCCTGCCGGCCGACGTCAATCCGCTGTATCTGGAGCATCTCAAGGGCGAGTCCAAGGTCGAGATCCGCACCGGCGTTTGGGAATGGCGTGAGGTGAAGAGCAACGCGCCGAATCACGGTCTGGATACCTCGGCGATGCTGCTTTGCATGGCGACGATTGCGAACGTGATTCGCTACGCGCCGCCGAAGGACTGAGTTTGTGGGGAAAAGGCGGCAATGACCCACAAACTCCAGAGTTTCCCTAGGGATAAGCGTTTGAGAATTACTTCCCCTTTTATCACCCAGCAATAAAGGGGGAAACTAAAGAAGGGCCGGTTTGACGTTTCGAGCAGTGGTATGCTCGACAACCCATTTCTCGGACTGGACACCGCGACGCTGACGGCGCTCAAGACCAAGACGATTGACGCAATACAGGCGGTGCTGCTCAACCAGAGCTATTCGTTGAACGGCAAGAGCGTGAGCCGGGCGGACTTGAACGCGCTCAACAACATGCTCGGCAACTTACAGGACGCATTGACCGACGCGGCCGGAACGTCAACGGATACGACCTTCGTCAGCTTCACCGGCAACTAATCACACATGAGCACCGACTTTTTCGACGCGTCAAAACTGGTCGCGCAAAAACCTTGGATTGACCGGGCGCTTGAAAACATCGCGCCGACATGGGCGCTCAAGCGTCTCGAAGCTCGCGTGCAGAAGTCGCTTTTCGAGTATAACGCGGCGCGGACAAACCGGATGTATTCTCCCAAGCAATACACGCAGCCGGCCGAGAGTTCGCAGAATCAGCGGGACCGCGTGGTCATGATGTATGAGGCGCGGGACTTGGTTGACAATTTTCCCGAGGCTCGGGAAATCTCGCGCAAATTCGGACTCTACCTGACGCCGCACGAATACTCACCGACGACCGGCGATCGGGACTACAACCAGATCGTCTCGGACTATTTCCACGCGTGGTGCAAAAACTGCGACGTCACAAACCGGCACAGCTTCAAGAAGCTTGTGCAGCTCGCGGCCGAGGAACGACCGATTGACGGCGACTGCGGTTTCGTCATCCGGCGCAGCGGCGAGGGACTCAAACTCCAACTCGTGCCGGCAACGCGCATCGGCAATCCGAACGAGACGGCCGTCGCCTCAAATAATTACTACCAAGGCATCATTACGAACGACTTCGGCCAGCCGGTGGCGTATCGCATTTTCCGACTCACGCGTGACGGCGTTTACTTCGGCGCCGAGGACATCCCAGCGAATCAGTTCTGCCATTATTTCGATCCAAATCGCAGCGACCAATACCGAGGCGTGTCGGATCTGGCGAGCGGGATTCAGACGGCGCGGATGCTGCACGAAATCTTGCAGGCCGAAAAGGCCGGCGTGCGTTTCTCGTCGCAGCAGGCGGCGCTGATCTTCAACGACCGCGGGACCGCCAACCCGCGCAACCTTTTCCAGCCGAATCCGACGATGGGTTTGCCGAGCGGACAGACACAGAAAAACGAGCTGACCGAGGTCGGCATGATTCGATATTTCCAGAACAGCGACCGCGTCGAGGTCATGCCGTCGAGGCCGTCTCAGGCGTTCACCGGATTCGTGCAGCACTTAATGCACGAGATAAGTCTCTCGGTGGGTATTCCTGAGGGAGTGTTGTTCGGCACAAGCGACTTTCGCGGACCGAGCGTTCGGGCGGAGTTTGCAGCAGCTGACCGCGTGTTCACCCGGCAGCAGGGCGTTTTGGTCGACAAGGTTCTCGACCCGATCAAGGACGCCGTGATTCTCGACGCCATCGCACGCGGCGAGATCGCACCGCCTCCGCTGCTCGCGGGCGAGACGATGGTTCAAGCTCTGCGCCGGGCAACCAAGGGCGAGTGGCGGTTCCCGGCCAAGCTATCAATCGACGTGGGCCGCGAGTCAGCGGCGAACATGAACGAGAATCGGCAGGGCGCGAAGTCGCTGCAAGAGATCGCGGCCGAGGAAGGCACCGACGCTTTCTCGCGGCTCGAACAGATCGCAATTGAAGCCGGATTTGTGAAGGAATTGGCGGTGAAATACGGCGTGCCGGAGACGGCGATTCGCCTCACGACGACCTCACTCCCGAGCACGCCAGCGGCCGCAGCCGCAGCGGGCGACGCCGTCGGTGCAAGCGCAGCAGAAGCGCAGGCGGCCAGCGTTGCAGCGGCACCGGCCGCAATCGAGCCGGTCGAGCAGATCCAGAACGACTCAAACCTCGTCACGATCAACTTCGCCGACGGCTCCTATATTCCGACCGACGCGATGGCGGACAACGCACGGCGCGCACTTGAGATCCGCGAGAAGAAGCCGATGTCACAGCGCGGCATGACGAGCGTCGGCATCGCCCGGGCGCGTGACCTTATGAACAAGCGGCCGATGTCCGAGGACACCGTGCGGCGGATGAAAGCCTTTTTCGACCGGCACGAAGTGGACAAGCAGGGCGAGACCTGGGACGAGCAAGGCAAGGGATACCAGGCTTGGATGGGCTGGGGCGGGGACGAGGGCTATTCTTGGAGCACAGCCATCGTCGAGCGGCTGAACAAGCAGGCGGAGAAAAAAGACCTCTCGGTCGCGGCCGCAGAAGTGCAGCATCAGTTTTCGCGCAACACGCCGCTCGCAGCCGAGGACTGGCTGGACGCGGTGCAGAAATACCGGGCGAAGCAGATGACGACGATTCAAGAGACGAAGCAGAGCGTCACCGGTGACCAAAGCATCATCGAGCTGAGCAAACCGAAGCGCAAAAAATAATTCCCATGATCCACACCCAGACCGAAATCGATAACCTCGTTGAACTCGCGATCATCCAGCGCGCCGAGCTGAAGAAGCTCGTTGATTCTTTGCCACAGTTGCGGGACCACCTTTCGTCCGAGATCGAGCGAAACCTCGAAGAGATCGAGCCGGCGATCCGCAGCGAGCTGGAGCAGCTCGTTATCGCCCGCGCACAGGACGCGCACGCGCAATCCAGCGCGGCGCTGACCGCGAAGGTTGACGAACTCGGGAAGGCTTTGGAAGTCACGACGGCGGCGCGTTACTCGGTGCTTATGTCCGAGCGCGAGCAGAACGCGACCTTGTTGGCGCAGGCCGAGGCACGGATCGCAGAAGCGGCATCGGCTTTGCCGAGCGCAGTGAAGAGCATCGTCACCGACGAACTCTCGCGCTTTCCGCGTGCCGGCGAGATCGACCAACTGCGGAAGGAATTCGCTGAGCCGAAGGGACTGAACCCTCGCGGCAAGTGGTCGCCCGACGAGACGTATCAGCGGCTGGACCTCGTGACGATCAACGGCGATTCGTTCGTCTCGAACATCGACGGCAATCGCGAGCGGCCGAGCCGGAGCGCGGCGGACTGGACGCTCAACGCGGCACGCGGCAACAGTGGCGGCGGCGGCGGAGTGACTTCGATCACCGACCTTTTGCCGATCCCAAGCAGCGGGCAAATCCTCGGCAGCGAAGGGCCGAACTACGTTCCCAAGAACCTCGTCGCCGGCGCGAATATCACGATCACCGAGACGCCGACTCAAATCACGATTATTGGCACCGAGGGACAGATCGAGCTTACCGACGGAACCGAAGCGGCTCCGTCGCTGTTCTTCGTCAGCGACACTAACACCGGCATGTATCGCCCGGCCGCAGACACGGTCGGAATTGTCGGTGGCGGTCACGACATCCTGCGCCTGACCGACGTGGCGAGCGCGACGGATTACATTGAGATTAAGAACGGGACAGGCGTCGGCAACCCGCTGCACGTTCTGGCCGAGGGCGCGAGCGCGAACATCGGCGTGCATTTGCAGCCGAAGGGCACCGGGCTTTTCACGATCAGCGACGGCACGGATTTCAACAAGGGAATCCGCTTTCGCAGTTCGTCCAGCGCCGCAAGCGCGGTGACGCTGATTGACGCCGTCTCGACGGCCGGCCGCGTCGTCACTCTTCCCGACGCAACCGACACTCTCGTCGGACGTGCGACCACGGACACGCTGAGCAACAAGACCATGATTGCGCCGGCGCTCGGGACTCCGACCGCGCTGGTCGGCACGAACATCACCGGCACGGCGGCAGGCCTGACGGCGGGCAACGTGACCACAAACGCGAACCTGACCGGCGACGTGACGAGCGTCGGCAACGCCACGAGCATCGCGGCGGGCGTCATCATTGACGCGGACATCAACGCGAGCGCGGCTATCGCAGACACGAAGCTCGCGACGATCAGCACGGCGGGCAAAGTCAGCAACTCGGCAACGACTGCGACCTCGGCAAACACCGCCTCGGCAATCGTCGCACGCGACGCCAGCGGCAACTTCACCGCCGGCACCATCACGGCGAATCTCACCGGCAACGTCAGCGGCTCGTCTGGCAGCACGACCGGCAACGCGGCCACGGCCACGGCTCTGGCGACCGGGCGCACGATTTCTATCACTGGCGATCTCGCCTATACCTCACCGAGCTTCGACGGCACCGGCAACGTCACGGCGGCGGGCACGCTTGCGACCGTGGCAAGCGCTGGAACGACGGGCAGCTCAACCGCGATTCCAATCGTCACGATCAACGCCAAAGGCCTGACGACTTCAATCACGACGGCTGCGGTCATTGCGCCGGCCGGAACGCTCTCGGGCACTACGCTCGCAGCCGGCGTCACCGCCTCCTCGCTGACCTCGCTCGGGACGATTGCGAGCCTCACCGCAACAGCCGGCACCGTTGCCAACGCTCCGAGCGGTTCGACCGACATCGCAAACAAGCTTTACGTGGACACCGTCGCGCAAGGACTCGACGCGAAAGCTTCGTGCGTCGCAGCCACGACGGCGGACATCACGCTGAGCGGAGCGCAGACAATCGACGGCGTGAGCATCGTCGCGGGAAATCGCGTGCTGGTCAAAAATCAGAGCCTTTCGCAGAACAACGGAATTTATCTCTGCGCATCGGGATCGTGGACGCGCACGACGGACGCGAACACGTGGGACGCGCTAACCTCGGCTTTTACGTTTATCGAGCAGGGCACGACGAACGCCGATTGCGGTTTCGTCTGCACAGCGAACGCAGGCGGCACGCTTGGAACGACCGCTCTGCCGTGGTCGCAGTTCTCGGGTGCAGGCACATTTACCGCCGGCACCGGGCTGACGCTCACCGGCTCGGTCTTTTCGCTCACCTCGCCCGTCGCAGTCGCGAACGGCGGCACCGGGCTGACGAGTCTCGGCTCCGGCGTTGCGACGTTCCTCGGGACGCCGTCGAGCGCAAATCTTGCTGCGGCGGTCAGCGACGAAACGGGATCGGGCGCGCTGGTGTTCGCTTCCAGCCCAACCCTCGTGACGCCAATCCTCGGCACGCCTCAAAGCGGCACGGTCACGAACCTAACGGGCACGGCCTCAATCAATATTAACGGCACGGTTGGCGCAACGACCCCGACCACCGCCGTCTTCACGAGCCTGACCGTAAACGACAACACGACCCTCGGCAGCAGCAACTCGGACACGGTGAATTTCAACGCTCGCGTGGCGTCTGACATCGACCCAGCAACTGACAACCAGTACGACCTTGGAAGAACAGGGCATGAGTGGCGCGACCTACACATCGACGGCACGGCCAACATTGACTCGCTCGTGGCGGACACGGCGGACATCAACGGCGGGACGATTGACGGGACGGCCATCGGTGGCAGCACGGCAGCAACGGGCGCGTTTACGACGTTGAGCGCGAGCACCTCTGCATCGTTTAGCGGTGCTGGCCTGCCTTACGCCGCAAACAGTCTGATGTTGCGTAACAACGGCACAGGTGATTCCCAGCTTTGGGCACTTGGTCCGAACACTAGCACTAACGGCACGATGACCTTTGTGACGGCAGACTCGGATGGTTCCGCTACGGCGACCGTCGCAACGCTCACCTCCACCGGCCTAAACTCCACGGCCATCGGAACGACGACGCCGAGCACGGGAGCGTTTACGACGGTGAGCGCGACGGGTCAAATCGAATCAAAAAGTGGCACGTCTGCAGACAGAACAAAACTTTATTCCGTAGGCACAAAATCAACAATTCAATTTGGCTCACCCGCAGAAACAATTACGGCGTGGCAATATGACCGCAGCACGGGTTTTTTGAATCTCTTAACGGGCACCGAGGCAGCGCCATCAACCGTTCTGTCCAGTTTTAGCACCATCGGCCTAGGCGTTGGGACGGCGAGTCCTGCGTCTAAGCTACATATCTCGGGTGACGCAAACACCCGTTTACAAATAGACGCAACTACTACTCAGGGCATCTTTTTTACAAAAGCCGGAGCCGATAACGGAACATTTCGTGTAGATACAGACGGGAATTTTGAGTTTTACACCAAGACTGTTTCCCAAGCAATGGTTCTAACGGCTGCTGGCAACGTCGGCATTGGGACGACGAGTCCGGCGGTAAAATTAGAAGTTCGTGGGTCTGGTCAGATATTGCGGGTATCTGACGGTACAACTGGAGCCAGTATTTACAGTGCTAGTGGATTATTTGGATTTAATAATCAAACAGGTGAAGACGGAATGTTTGGTAGCACGGCATCTCACTATTTGTACTTTGCAACCAACGGCTCCGAGCGTATGCGCATCGACAGCAGCGGTAATCTGCTGGTGGGGACGACGAGTGTTGGGACATCTGCCGCAAAGGTTATCGCTATTGCCAACGGCACCGCGCCAAGCTCCTCACCCGCAGGCATGGGCCAGCTCTACGTTGAATCCGGCGCACTCAAATATCGCGGCTCATCCGGCACCGTGACCACCATTGCAAACGCTTAAACACATGACCACTGAACAAGCCCTCCAGAACCTCTACGCAGGCAGCCGTCTGGCTCCATTACCCGCCGAACAGCATGAGTTGCTACGCAAGTGCGCGGAACAGATTGCCGAGGCGTTAAAGCCCAAGGAAACGAAGGTCGAATGAGCGGAACTTCCGACACGAATTGGCGCAGCTACGTTGGGCCGCAGGACAACGGGCTGACGGTGGACGCGGCTGAGTGGCAGGCTCCGCTCGACCCCGAGAACTACGACGATCTCGTAAAAGGCTCCAACGTGTCGAACCTCTGCGTGTCAGGTCTTACCATTCCAGCCTCGCAGGAGGACTCGATAGACTTCGTGCGCGGCAAGGATTATGTCGTCCAGCATTGCATCGTTCAGGGGTCGATTACGGCCAAAGGCTCCATTGACGGGCTATCGCTCTACGGGTGCTCCATCTCGGGCACGATTGAACTAGGCCAATATGACAACTACTGGAGCCGAGGCCGCGCTCCCACGCGCAACGTGTCTATAATTAGCTGCACCTCGCCGGACGGCTCGCCGATTCGCGTGAAAGTCTGGGACGCGGAGATGCCGCGAATCGAAGGCACCGAGGTTAGCGTGACGCGAATCCCAAAGTGGGTCTGGCTTCCTTATTTTCTGTTCCGGCGTTTGACGAATCCGAAAAGGGTATAACCCATGTTCCCACTCGCTGAAGTTCTCGGGATCGGCACGAAGCTGATCGACAAACTAATTCCTGACCCCGAGGCGAAGGCGAAGGCGCAGCTGGAACTCACGGCGTTGGCGCAGAACGGCGAGCTGGCGAAGATGAACGCGGACCTCGAAGCCTACCGCGTCGAGCAAGACAACCTGACCGACCGCCTCAAAGCGGACATGGCTTCGGACTCGTGGTGGTCGAAAAACATTCGGCCAATGACGCTCGCGGCGATCCTTGCTGGCTACTTTATTTTCGCGGGCATGTCAGCCTTCGGATACAACGCCAACGAGTCTTACGTTTCGCTGCTCGGACAGTGGGGGATGCTCATCATGTCGTTCTATTTCGGCGGGCGCACTCTTGAGAAAATCATGGAGATGCGCAAAAAATGAACGAGCACAAAGACCTCATGGAAGTCGCTAGGCTCTGGAAAGAAACCGGCTGGCTGACTGCGGTCATCGGCGGCGCTGGCATGATTGCTCGCCTACTGGCCAACCCGATCCAAGGGACGATCTGGGACAGCGTGCGGCGCGTCATCATGGCGGCCATCGTCTCGACGCTCGCTTGGGTTATCGTTGAGCAAATCGAAGTCAGCTCGCTCGTGAAGGCCGTGACCTACGGAGTCGCCGGATTGCTCGCGCCGGAGATCATCGACGGCATCACGACGCTGGCAAAAAAGTATTCCAAGAATCCGGGCAAGCTGCTCAAGAAATAATGAATCCGAAGGTCATCACCGCTGCGCTCGCTGCAACCGTGATTTGTTTCGCGGGCGTCGGAGTGGTCACCGTGAAATCGGTCTCGAAGCACATCGCGGCGAGTGACAAAGAATTCGAGATGACGAGCAACGTGCTCAGTCCGCTTTTCGACATTTACGGGCTGGCTATCGTGGACGGTCAGGCGAAGGCGAGCAAGGGACTCATCGACGCCAAAGAGTTTTGCGACTCGCTGGCGAAGCTCCAAGCCGAGGCCGAGCGATTGCTCTCGGAATTCGGCAACCCGGCGGAACTCGTGGCGCAGCACAAACTCGTTGCAGCCTACCTCAAAAAAGCGCGGTCAGCCTGCGACGCCGGGCAAATTGAAACGCTGAACTCGCCGGCCATGACTGCCGAACTTTACGCGGTCATCGAGCCGATGACGGCGCTGATCAACAAGGCGCTGCACGAAGAGCTGACGATTTCGCGCACGCACAAGGACGCCGCGGATCGGGCGCTGCTTACTTTTGAACGGTTCGCAAGCGTCGCGGCCGGGCTTGGAATGGTCTTTGCCGTCGCTCCGTGGATCGGCGCGAAAGGCAAAAAGCCTGCCGTGGTCGTTGCAAAGGTCAGGAAAAAGAAGCCCAAGCGCTGATCGGTTTTGACGGCCATCGCTTAGGCGATGGAACCCGTCATTACCTTCTCAGCCTCCGCCGGCGTCATCGATGCCGAAGCCGGTATCATTCGCGGCGTCTCGCTGATCACTAAAGGACCGGCGCTGGGCCACGGCGTGATGATTGACGACAAGACGCTGGAGCAGGTGAAAGCGGCCGCAGAAGAATACACCGGCGGGCTGAAAGTCGTTTTGAACCACAGCGGAGGCGCAGGAGACATCGTCGGCTTTATCGACACGATGCGCATCAGCGGCGACAAACTTCTTGGCGATCTGCACTTGCTCAAGACTTCGCCGCATCGGGAATACATTCTGGAGATTGCCGAGCGCATCC